ATAGGAACTTATAGTGCAACAATAGCCAATTACTGTAAAAAACATGAAATAGAAATAAGAAAACAAAATATAGTATCTAGGTATGAAAATGAATTGTATGATCTATTAAAATCTAAATATTCTGGTACTATTATTAGATCGGAACGAACCATTCTTTGTGGGAAAGAATTGGATTTTTATCTTCCAGATATTAAATTAGGAATAGAAATTTCTGGTTTATATTATCATTGTTCCTTATTTAAAGGGAAAAATTATCATTCCGATAAATACAAACTATGTAAAGCTCAGGGAATACAATTAATAACAATTTTTGATGACGAATGGATCAATCAACGTCCTATAATAGAATCTAAAATATTTACCAAATTAGGTATTGCTCTTTCTAAAGTATTTGCCAGAAAATGTAAAATCATTGAAAATGTATCCACTAGTATACAGCGAGAATTTTTGGATATCAATCATATTCAGGGATATTGTCCGTCATCCTATAATGTTGCTTTAGAATATAATGGGGCTATAGTAGCCCTCATGACATTTGGAAGAGCCAGATTCAATAAAAACTACAAAATTGAATTATTGAGATATTGTACAAATTCTTCGGTTATAGGTGGTGCTACTAAATTATTTTCGTATTATACTAAGAAATATAATCCAGAAAATGTTGTCTCGTATTGTAATTTACGGTACGGGACAGGTACTTTATATGAAAAATTAGGATTTACATTGCATCATATAGCAGATCCTTCATACGATTATGTGGATAAAAAATTCAATACCAGATACGGTAGATTATCGTATACCAAAGAAAAATTTATTTTCATGGGGTGCGATTCAAAATTAACGGAATTTCAAATGGCGGAAAGTTTAGGAATGTATCCGATCTATGATTGTGGTAACCAAGTATGGGTGTACGACCCGAAAAAATAAAAACATATTAAGCTTGACTTCATTTCACCATAAATCTATAATTATACTAGCATAATTTCAAAGAATGAAAGGGTTATAAATGATAGTAATGGAAACCTTAGTTCAGACCTGTTATGCTTGTCCTTCACAGTGGGAGGGTAAAGATACTCTAGGAGACAGCTATTATTTTAGATTACGTCACGGCAATTTTCGAGTAGAAAAGAATGGTGAAGAAATATACTCCAATAAGTTAAGTTATGATGGATGTATGTCTACAACCGAACTTAAAATTGAATTACACCATATGTTTGACTTTCTAACATGCGAAATACAAGAGGCTTCTCCTGAGGATCTTATAGATCCTTCATTGCCTACAGGCGATGTAGATTGAAATAAAACATAAATATCACCATGATTGACATATATCATGGTGACAATTTACCCATTCTTCAGACTTTTCCTTCAGAATCCTTTGATCTAATCTACATAGATCCACCCTTCAATACAGGGAAAACACAATCAATACACGGAAACTCGTATTCAGATACCTTCAATTCTTTTGAAGGGTTTATCAAGCCCAGAATACAAGAAGCATATAGGTTACTAAAACCTAATGGGTCCTTCTTTTTTCATATAGATTACAGAGAAGTCCATTATTGTAAAGTGCTTATAGATACCATTTTTGATCGAAAATCGTTCATGAATGAAATTATATGGGCTTACGATTATGGTGGCAGATCAAAGACTAGATGGTCTGCAAAACACGACAATATTTTATGGTATGCTAAGAATCCTGAGTCGTATACCTATAATTATGATAACATAGATCGTATACCTTATCTAGCGCCAGGTTTAGTTGGTCCTGAAAAAGCTGCTAAAGGTAAAACACCAACAGATGTGTGGTGGAATACAATAGTACCGACTCAAGGAACAGAACGAGTTGGTTACCCTACACAAAAGCCATTAGCAATCATCAATCGAATAATAAACGTACATAGTAACCTGGGTGATAGGGTTCTAGATTTTTTTGCAGGATCGGGTACTATTGGACATTCTTGTTTGAATTTAGGTCGTAATTGCGTTTTGATAGACCAAAATCAACAAGCTATTGATATAATGAAAACCAGATTCAGTTCTTATAACGGAGTAACTTTCAAATGACACAAACCGTAGAAATTTCGGATTTGAGCATTGCTATCAGTCTTTTGGTAAATCTAAATAAACAGTCAAGACCTAATACGTATCCTGGTCCTAAGATAGAATTCATGCAAAATTGCTGTACCGTTAGAGTCGACCCCGGGCGGCGCACAGGAAAAACATCATCTATACCTTATATTTGTTCGGAATTTACCTCGGCACTGGTTATATGTAAAACCGATAAATTGGCTAAGGATTTACGAAACCAGGTATTTGATAAAAATTCATCGGTCTTAATAACTTCATGCGATCGACTTACCGAAGATACTATACGCGGTAGAGAATTTGATGTTATCATAATGGATGATTGTGATTTAGGCACCCACGCTTTAACCATTCTCATGGAACATTTCATTACTCACCAGTTAGCGGCACCGACGTTTATTATTTTAGGGAAATAATTCAAGAAAAACTTGACTTTCCCTTGACTTTTGAACCCACAAGGCGTACAATAAACAAGTTCTACAGGTGGTACAGACCACTTAAAGAAAGCTTAACTTAACCAAAAGGAATTAATATGGATACTCGTTCATCCCAAGGAGTATTTCAAAACACACCTGATAACAAGAACCTGATGTTAACTACCAGGTTTAAAATGGAAATTAAGCGCCTTCCTAACCTTACCTACTTCTGTCAGGCAGTAACACTACCAGGTATAGGTTTAACGGAAACCATACAAGCAACGCCATTTAATCCAGTTATACATTCTGGAGGCCCGGTAATACAGGAAAAATTAAACCTTACATTTTTAGTAGATGAAGGGTTTAAGACTTGGAGAGAATTAAGGAACTGGATTCTTAACTGTGGAGACTATACAGATTTTTTGGAGTATAAAATTCCTTCGGAACATCTATCGGATGAAGTTACAGTATTTCTATTAAGTAATAACAACATACCTAGATTTAAATTCACATTTTTAGGAACCTTTCCGGTGGCATTAGGAGGATTAATACTGGATTCTTCTAATCCAGAGGCACAGAGACTTATCTGTACAGCCAGTTTTACATACACCTCTTTTAAGGTTGATGCTCTTTAATGATACTTGAAGATATTAAAAAAGAATATGAGAAGGATTCTGTCATAGATTCTACAGAATTGGATAAAGAATCTTTAAGAATACCTCAATTACATGGTAAATATTTGGCTTTTCTATTATCAGAAAAGTCTACCTTTAAGAAAATGACCTCCGAATACAGTTCCCTTTATAAGTTTAAATGGGAGTATTATACAGGTAAATCTTCTCCGGAGGAACTTAAGGCACGTAAGGTAGATCCATTTCCACTAAAAATACTCAAGACAGATATAGACGTTTATATTAATGGAGATGAGGAACTTAATACTCTTTCTGAAAAAATAGAGGCACAAAAATCCAAAATCGATTACTTGGAGTCCGTTATCAAGGAAATAAATAGTAGACAGTGGAATATTAGAAACGCCATAGAATGGCGTAGATTTACAACAGGGTTAAATTAATGAAGATTGATTACATTGATGCATTGAATGACGTTACCAGATTAAAGCATTCTTACTATTATGACAAGGACAGTCTGTCTAAATTCAAGGATTTACTTGAAAAGGTACCTAATTATTTGCAAGATGCATACGAAAATTGTAGGTTTAGTCATGATCCTAATACACAAGTTGGCGCTTCTATAGTGGACCTTACAGGTGACATTGTAAGTTGGGGCTATAATAGTTTAACATGGGGAATGTATAATGAATGGAAAGACATGCCCAACTGTAATGTACAGGCTCCGGATACGGATAAAATTAGGCAGTTACCTCAATGCCAATCTCCTATAAAATACTCTTATATGGAACACGCAGAACGCATGGCGATTTTTCGTGCCGCTAGAAGAGGTGTAAAACTACAGGGAACGTTTATGGTGTGCCCTTACTTTTCGTGCGTAGATTGCTCTAGGGCTATCATAGAAAGTGGTATTATACTTGTTATAGGTCACAAGAAAGCTCTAGATTTGGTCCCGGAAAGATGGAAAGATTCCATAAAAATGGGCAGAGAGCTATTTGATGCTGCTGGTGTGGATTACATAGAATACGACGGTGATTTGTATGATCCAAATGATAAAAATATACCTGATGTTACTATGAATGGAAAGAAATTTATACCATGAAAGTTGAAAAATGGAAAAATTCAAAGACAAAAACGGAAATCTAATAAACGAACGTGATATACTTGTTTCCGAAGAATATCCAGATTTTGAAAGTCGTCAAGCCAAATATAAAGTAGATTCGAATGGTCGATTGGTTTTGGAACTTCAACAAATATTTCAGGGAGTAGGGAATTCTAATTTAGTGAATTATACTTTTGACCGACGAGATTTCAGAGATACACTATGGATAAAAAAACCATAAATATTGTAGATGTATGATCTTCAAATAATTCCTTACAACGATGTGTTTGTAAAAGTCGTATCCGATGAGCTTCATAACCTATATGAACTCTCGGATGCTTTTACTTTTGAAGTCCCTGGTGCCCGCTTTCATCCTAAGGTCAGGGCAAAAATCTGGGATGGAAAAATCAGAATTTTTAATATCAATTCTAAGTTAATCTATAAAGGATTGATACCGGATATTGTAAGTTATGCCGAATCCAAAGATCTTAAAATATCCATAGATAAATCGTTGATTCCTGTTAACTTTCCTCTTACGATGGATGAAACCAAAAAATATTTGGAATCACTAAATCTCACCTACAAAAAACAAAAGATTGAACCATACGACCATCAGATAGACGGGGTTTATCATGCGTTGAACCATTCTAGATGTCTTTTATTGAGTCCCACCGGGTCTGGTAAGTCGTTGATAATCTATGGACTGATTAGACATTATTTGGATAACATCGAGAAGAAAACTCTACTTATAGTACCTACTATCGGATTAGTTTCTCAAATGTATTCCGATTTTAAGGAATACTCGTATAACAATAAATGGGACGTAGAAAAATACGTACATTGCATTCATGGTGGTAAAGATAAGAATACCGATAAGCCAATAGTCGTTGCGACATGGCAGAGCATTTACAAACAACCTAAAGAATATTTTGAACAATTTGAATGTGTTATAGTGGATGAAGCACACCAATTAGCTGCAAATGCTATTACTGGTATATTAGAAAAATGTCATTCTTGCCCCTTTAGAATCGGTCTTACGGGTACATTGAATGGAATGAAAACCAATAAAATGGTTATCGAAGGATTGACCGGTAAAATACACAAGGTAATTACTACTTCTGAGTTAATGGATAAAGACCTATTAGCTAAATTGGAAATCGAATGTATTTTATTGAAATATGATGAGGCTACTGCTAAATCTCTTAAGAATAAGAAGTATCCGGAAGAAATTGAGTATTTGATATTCAACGAAAAACGCAATAAATTCATCATCGATCTCGCCAATAACTTAAAGGGAAATACCCTGATTTTGTTTCAATATGTAGAGAAACACGGTGAGGTTCTTTATGAGTTAGCCAAATCTGTATTTTCTTCTAATAGAAAGGTATTCTTTGTACACGGCAAAACAGAAGTAGAATTCAGAGAAGAAGTACGGTCTATAGTAGAATCCGAAGAAAACGCGGTCATTATCGCGTCAGTTGGTGTTTTTTCTGTGGGGATAAATATAAAGAGGCTTTACAACATCATATTTGCATCACCTAGTAAGAGTCGTATTAGAGTTTTACAGAGTATCGGTAGACAGTTAAGAAAAGTTGATGACAAGGTTGCTCGTCTATATGATATAGGTGATGATCTACACCACAAAAACTATCAAAATTACACCCTACGGCATTTCTTAGAACGGATAAAGATTTATAACGAAGAAAAGTTCAATTACAAAATATCCCCAATCAAACTGTAAAGAGAGGGCATTATGGAAGACAATAAACAACCAGATAATTTTCCTGGATATAAAATCTTAAAGATGGTTAGCGGAGAAGTAATAATATCCGCTGTTGGGGTAGATAAACGGAATTATGTTCTACGTAGACCAATGACGATTACTACCATGGAAATCTATGGTAAAAACATGAAAGTCAAGAAAAGTGCAGTAGGATTACGTCAATGGATGGAATATTCCTCTAATGAATGCTACTACATTCCAAGAAATTCTATTTTAACTATCGGTGATCCTGATGATGATATTTTGGAGATGTACGAACAAGCAAAACAAGCCGAAGACGATTCTCTATTGGACGAACAATCCATTGATGAGATAAAGAAAGAGTTCGGTCATACAGGAAATACAGATCAACGTGATGATTTGGATGATGAATTTCAATGGAAAAACAAGCCTAGAAACTTCCCAAAGAAATAATAGACTCCAAACTTGACTTTGTATGACCGTTGAGCTATAATTTAACTGAGGTGTTTCTATGAAGAAAAAGAAGGACTTAGGTCCAAATTTAGCTGACGGTATTATTGCCGAAGCAGAATCTAAAAGAAAACTTCCAAAAAAGACTAATCATTACATAAACAACGAAAAGCTTTTGGAAGAAATGATTGCGTATAAGGCGCTTTTGAAAAAATTCAAAGAGAATGAAACTGCGGTAAAGCCCCAAGTTTCAGAGTATATTGGCTCCGCTATTCTCAAGATAGCGGAAAGGTTAGCATCCAGACCGAATTTTTCTGGATATTCGTATAAAGATGAGATGATCGGTGATGGTATAGAAAATTGTATTATGTATTTGGATAATTTCAATCCAGAAATTTCTAAAAATCCATTTGCGTACCTTACACAGATCATTTACTTCGCCTTTATACGTAGGATTCAAAAGGAAAAGAAGCAAGCTTATACCAAAATGAAAATATTCGAGCAGGCTGACATTACTGGTGTGATTAAAGACCATATTGTCAAAAAGCATAATATATCTCATGATAATGCGTATGCCGAGTATTTTAAGTTAAATGCTTTGGATTTAGATTACTTTGGCAGCAAAGAGAAAAAGCCCAAAGAAAAGAAAAAGTCAAAAACGGTAAAATCTTCGCTTGAAGATATTATGGAATAAGGAGTTATATGGACGATTCTTGTTGGTGTGGTCTCAAGCATGAAACCTCAAATGAATGTGACGAGTTTTGGGAAGACTTTAAAAAAGGCACCGACGAACTCAAACAGCAAATATTGGATCAAGAAGAATTAGAAAGATTAGATCCACCTGGTAGAATTAGAATGGAGTCTCCTGGAATATTTTGGTGTGTTAAGCCCAAATATGTTTGGGTAAAAGGTGAAAAAGATCAATGTGTCTTTTTAGAGTGGGGATGGGGTGCTGAACTAAGTGACGAGGAGCTAAAGGCTACAGACTGCCCTCAAGATCGAACCGGATTGATTGTCAGCAAAGAACAAGCTATAGAATTGCGGGACAGATTGAATAAACTACTCGGAGAATAAATTGAAAATCCTCCTATTAAACGATCAGCATATAGGGATAAAGAACGATTCTCCTGTCTTCAAAAAGTACATGAATCGGTTTTTTACCGATGTTCTATTTCCTTACATTGATAAACACGGTATAACCACTATTATATTTTTAGGTGATTTGATTGATAGAAGAAAATATATCAATTTTGAAACCCTAAAGTTTATGGATACCTGTTTGTTAGATCCTTTACTAAAACGAAATATAGATGTACATTTGCTTTTAGGTAATCATGATATTTACTTCAAGAATACATCCGAAGTAAATTCACCTGATTTATTGTTATCCAAGTATACAAATATCAAGATTTATGATAAGCCACAAGATGTGACCGTAAATGGTATTACGCTTTCATTTATACCTTGGTTGAATGATAATAACATGGAAGATTTCAAAAAATATCTTCCTACATCTAAAGCATCACTGGCATTTGGACATCTGGAAATTAAAGGATTTCAGGTTCTTAGAGGTATTTTATCAGAACACGGTTTAGATAAAGAAGAATTGAAAAACTTTGAATTCGTTTATAGTGGTCACTTTCATCAAAAACAAGATAATGGTCAAATTTACTATCTAGGTACTCAATATGATTTGTCCTTTTCAGATGTAAACGAGAAAAAGGGATTTCATATTCTCGACTTAAATACAAGAAAATTAGAGTTTATTGAAAATCCATATAAGTTGTTCTATAAAGTGGTATACGACGATAAGGATATAAATCAAGATTTTAGCAAGTTTACCGATTGCTATGTAAAGCTTTTGGTCAAGAAGAAAACCGATGTTGCTAAATTCGATAAATATTTGGAAAATCTCTATAACAGCAACCCAGCAGATGTTTCCATTATTGAAGAGTTCACGTTATCCACGGATTCTCCTGATGAAATCGACCAAAGTGATGATACCCTAAGTCTGATTTCTAAAGAAATTGATTACTTGGAATCTACTGATGTGGATAAAACAACTTTGAAACGCCTCATTAATGAATTATACCATGAAAGCTTTGAAGTAAAATCCGATAAAGAATGAGTTTATGATAATATTCAAAACGTTGAAATGGAAGAATTTCCTGTCTTATGGAAATTATTGGACAGAAATAGAATTTACTAAGTCACCTACTACGCTGATACATGGTAGTAATGGATCTGGTAAGAGTTCATTTTTGGATGCTCTTACTTTTGCGTTGTTTGGTAAACCATATAGATTCATCAATAAACCAAGATTAGTGAATTCTATAAACGATAAAGATTGCATGGTAGAGCTTACCTTTGATATTGGTAAGAAAAGCTATCTAATCAAACGTGGATTAAAACCAGTCGTTTTTGAAATATACTGTGACGGAATTCTAATCAATCAAGATTCCAAGAATTTGGATTACCAGAAACAATTAGAAGATAGTATATTAAAACTAAACTTCGATACGTTTTCACAGATTGTTGTTCTAGGAACAGCGATCTATGTTCCATTTATGCAATTAACAGCAGCACAACGCAGAGAGGTCATAGAGGAATTATTGGATCTTAATATTTTCTCTAGAATGAACGACACTCTTAAGGAAAAACAGTCTGCATTGAAGGAAGAAATTAAGTCTATTGATAATAAGATTGAAGTAACCAAAGAAAAAATAGCTATCCATAAGACTTTGATTGCTAAATTAAAATCAAAAACACAAGAAGAAAAAACCCAAAAACTGCAAGAAATTCAAGATAATTTAGGTACAATAACTCAAATTTCGAATGAATTGGACAAAGCTACGTCCCAATTGAAACTTCTGACCGAAGAATCTGAAAAACTCAAAAAATCCAATAAACTAACCGAATTTGTAGATATCGAATCTCGGTTAGTTAAACAATCCAATACCATTTCAAAAACGATTGAGTTTTATGAAACCAGTGATGCTTGTCCAACATGTAAGCAACAAATCGATGCTACTTTCAAGACTGCAACCATTTCTGAAAAACAAAAAGCTCAAAAAGAAATCGAAGACGCATTAACGGATATTAAAACTAGAATAGAAAAGAGTAAAAAACTTTTGGATGCATATAACGACTGTATGACCAAAATAAAAGAAATCAATTTCCATATAATGGAAAACAATACCAGAATACGGTCATTACAAGAATCTAACATCAAAATACAAAAATCATTAACCAATGTCAGTGATTCTGAAATTATAGAGGAAGAAGCTAAAGTATCTCAATTTGATGCCGATATTTCACAATTGATATCTAACAAACAAGAAACGGTAAATCTAAAGCACAATTATGATATTATTCAGGCATTATTGAAAGATACTGGTATCAAATCAAAGATCATTAAGCAATATCTTCCATTGATGAATAAGTTGATTAATAAGTATTTGTCAACTATGGATTTCTTTGTTAATTTCAATTTGGACGAATCTTTCAAGGAAACAATCAAAAGCAGGCACCGTGATGATTATGAATACAATTCATTTTCAGAAGGTGAAAAATTCAGGATTGATATGTCATTGCTTTTGACATGGAGAGAAATTGCTAAAACTAGAAATAGCACAAACACCAATATCTTAATTTTAGATGAGGTCTTCGACAGTAGTTTGGATGCAGGCGGCACAGAAGAATTCATGAAATTGCTTAAGCAACTAAGTCAGGATATAAATATATTTGTAATATCACATAAACCTGATTTGATGAGCAACCAGTTTGATTCTTCTATAAAAATAGAAAAGAAGAACAATTTCAGCAAAATGGTCTAAGGAGAAATTATGCTTTCATTCCTGGACACCGCCGAGAAGTATGAAGAATTGGTAGTTGATTGGATAGATCCATTTCCTAAACCTCAAGTAATTGAACACGATGGTATACATGTTGTTAGAGATGATCTAATAAATGTAGGATCGAAAGCTAGATTTTCAGACCATTTAGTTAGAAATTTACCACACAAAGAACTAGTATACGGAAGTTCTCCTGCTTGTGGATATGCACAGATATCGGTAGCTTATCTTTGTAAACAGTATAATAAAAAGGCTGTTTTCTTTATGGCTAAACGAAATATGGAAAATCTGCATCCATATCAAAAGAGAGCCCTTGATCTAGGATTAGATGTTCGTTGGATAAAAGATGGCATGATGGTTGTTTGCGAAAAGAGAGCAAAGGATTACGTGTCAGAAAATCCATGGGATAGAATCATGCTTCCTATGGGACTCAAACATCCCATGGTTATTGGGGCTATTATAAAAACCTGTAAATCTTTGAATATCGAACCAGATCACGTATGGTCGGTGGGATCGAGTGGGACGCTTTCTAAAGGGCTTCAATTAGCTTTTCCTGAGGCGGAAGTTCATGTAGTTCAAACAGGACACAAAATGTCGAGTGAAGAAATTGGTAGAGCTATTCACCACGTTTCACCGTATCAATTTGTCAGAAACGCTCCTGCAAACGAATTGCCACCATTTCCTAGTGCACCTAATTATGATGCAAAATGTTGGAAAATAATGAACGATTATTACAAAACCAATACTAAACCTAAGACTGTATTGATGTGGAATGTAGGAGCTTAATATGAAAAAAACTGTTTGTATTTGTAGATTAAGATCCAATGTAAATTATACGGATCCATTGCAATCTATTTTAGGATTTTGGTATGAATTGATGCAAAAATTTGTGGAAGATCATAAGTCCGAATATGATTTTGTATATTACAATTTCGGTTTCAATAAGAAGCCTAAGAGAGATATAGACGCTATCAAGGCAGCAGATGTGATTATTATACCATCTGAGGCTGAATTTCAATATCATATTCCTGGGTATATTCACACATTGGATAAAAAATCATCTGATACAGAAGTCAAAAAGGTATATGATTCTATAAAACCTACTTGTAAACTGATTTTGCTACAATCAGACAGAAAAGACAATCCAGAGTTATACAAGACTTTGGTTTTTCCTGGAATGAAAAACAAAATTGTGTCCATAGATGAAATAGATTTTAAGGGAACAATACAGGCTGCAAAATATTGGATACTGTTATTATGGTTGTGATAAATCCAAGGATGTCGGTGGTGTTAAATCATTAGATCCTAGAACAGAAGTCAATAAAACTGCAAAGAAGGATGTAGATATCAACTCATTTTTTGTTGGTAGATTTAGTTTTGAACCTGATATGAAATTTCAAAAGGATCTCAAGGCTATCATTCCATACATGTTGAAATCCCGAGCTACACTCTGTTTTAATTGGCCTGGATATCCTAATGCAGTTACAGCAAGATATGGTGAATCTATAGCATGTGGTATGATACCGTTAGTGTGGAATACTTACGACCAAAACAATTCGGTAGTTACTGATGAGTGGCAAAGATGCACCGATTTCAATGATTTCAAAAATAAGTTAATCCAATTGCGTGATCCTGTATTTTTTCAAGCCAAATTCTCGCAAATTCGTGCAGATTATGAGGCAAATAAGATTTTACCATATGACGAATACTACAGAATCTTATCAGAAAAATTAGTGGATAATTTGACTTTTTGAAAATTCTTGCTATAATTTCTTAGCAACAAAATATATAATTGAAGGATACAGATGACTTGGATTAGAACGTTTAGTGGTTCAAAATTTGATTATGAAACTCCTGGAATTGTAGATATCCAGGATATTGCTCATGGTCTTTCAAATTTGTGCAGATTTGGTGGGCAATGTACTAGCTTTTATAGTGTGGCTCAACATTCCGTACATTGTGCGGACGTAGCATACGAAGAAACCAAAGATATTAAATTGGCTAAACTAATGCTAATGCACGATGCTACGGAAGCTTTTGTTGTGGATGTTCCTAGACCTTTGAAAAAACAATTGAGCAATTATGCCGAATTTGAAGAAAAGGCTAAAATTGCAATATATAAACATTTCGACATTACATGGGAACGGGAATATATTAACCAACAGCATTTTATAGACAATAGAATGCTAATTACGGAAGCAACACAATTGCTTAATGGAGGGTGTAAGGACTTTACTTATCCCAACCCAACAGATTTTCCTGTCTA